GCAAAACAGATAGCCGCTTAACCCGTTGGACTCTACGGTTGACGACCTACCTCACGACCGCAGTGCGCGCCGGTGGGTCAGCACGCTGGCCAACCGCATCGCCAACCGCTTCGATGAAGCCGACCGCAAAGGGGCAGCCTCATGAGCCAAAGAGAGAACGCCATCGGTGCTTTGTTCGCGGTCCTCGGCCGGTTGTCCTTGGGAACAACGGTCAAGCGCAATGCCGCCTTGCCCGAGCGTATCGCGGACCACGCCATGGCGATTCTGCGCGACGGCGAGATGGGCGAGCCCGAGGTATCGCTCTCGCCACTGACTTACCACTGGCAGCACCAGGTGGCCATCGAACTGTTTGTCGCAGACCCGGATACCAGTACGCGCGATTCACGTATGGATGGGCTGCTCACCGAGTTGGCTTTCCTGATCGAAACCGACCGGACGCTCGCCGGTGTCGTCGAGTACGCCGAAATCGGTCAGCCGAAGTTCGATGAACTGGCCCCCGAAGGCACGAGCGGCATCAAGGCCTGCCTGCTGCCCGTGGTCCTGCACTACAGCAGTGCCGGGCCATTGAACTGAACCCACTTCCCAAGGAGAAAAACCTATGGCCCGTGCCTACGGCGCGAACGCCAGCCTCTTGGCCGCGTTCGAATCCACCTATGGCAGCACCCCGGTAGATGGCTATTGGCAGCTGCCCTTTGTCTCCACCTCACTCGGCTCCGAACAGGGGCTGATCGCCAACGACCTGATCGGCCTGGGCCGTGACCCGAGTGCGCCGATCCGCGACGTGATCAAGGTCGAGGGTGACATGGTCGTTCCGCTGGACGTGCGCCACATCGGCCTGTGGCTCAAGGCCTTGTTGGGCGAGCCCACCTCGGTGGGCACGGGCGTGGTGACCCACACCTTTGCTTCAGGCAAACCGAGCCTGCCCAGCCTCACCCTGGAAACGGGTCTGCCGGACATCCCGGCCTGGTTCGTCGCCTCCGGCGTCATGGTCAACAGCCTGCAGGTGGGCTTTGCCCGCTCGGGAGCCGCGAATGCCACGGTGGGTCTGGTGGCCCAAGGCGAGGTGCGGCGCACCGCCACGTTGGATGACACCCCGGCCACTCGCGAATTGCAGCGCTTCAACCAGTTTCAAGGCCAAATCCTGCGAGAAGGCCAGGCGCTGGGCAATGTGGTCTCGGCGCAGCTGACCTATGCCAACAACCTGGAACGCATCGAGACCATCCGCTCCGACGGCAAGATCGACGGTGCGGATCCGACGGTGGCCAGTCTCACCGGCAATCTGGAAGTGCGCTTTGCCGACACCACGCTGATCGATGCTGCCACGAACAACACGCCGCTCGAATTGACCTTTGGCTACGAGATCAATGCCGATCACCGGCTGACCTTCATCGCCCACGAGGTCTATCTGCCCAAGCCCAAGCTCTCTATCTCCGGACCCGGCGGCATCCAGGCCACCTTCGAATGGCAAGCCGCCAAGGCCACCAGCGTGGCGCGCATGTTCACCGTCGAGCTGGTGAACGACGTCTCTTCCTACTGATCACCCAACCGAGGTTTCTCATGATCAAACTCAATCTCCCGCGTGAGCCGCACTGGATCAAGCTGGCTGCAGGCGTGCGCCTGCAGGTGCGTCCTGCCACCACCGCGCTGGTCATGGCCGCGCGCCATGCCGCCTCCAAAGTCGCTGGTACCGATATCGCTGCTGCGGGTGAACGTACCGCCACGCTGATCACAGAACTGGCCAAGCTGGCGGTGCTGACCTGGGAAGGTGTGGCCGACGACAAGGGCAAACCCGCTGCCGTCACCCCCGAGGGTGTCGCCGCCCTGATGGAGCACTGGCTGCTGGCCGATGCCTTCGAGCGCGAATACCTCGCCGGCCTCTACGCGATGGACTCCGAAAAAAACGCCTGAAGGCCCGCACCGCGTGGCACTTCGGTGGCGGGCCGAGCTATTGCAGCGCCTGCCCTGAATCATGTCCCGAGTGCCCCTACACCATGAACGCGCCCGAGAGCCTGGAAGGCTGGCAAGCCGCCAGTGCGATTGACATCTGTGCCAGCCAGCTGCGCATGGCGCAGGGCCGCGTGGTTGGACTGGATTTGAACGCCTGGATGCTGGCTTGCGAGTGCACGGGGCTCGATCGCGCGACGGCAATCGATCTCTTCCCGGCAGTCGAGGCGGGCCTGATGAGCACTTTGCAACAAGACGAATAACGCGACGACTGATTTCAAATGGCTGAACGCAACCTCTCCATCCGCCTGTCTGTGGTCGACGGCGGAAAGGTCAAAGCCGAGCTGTCCGAGATTGGTGAGAAGGGGGAGCGCTCGCTCAAAAAAATCGAGGCGGCAGCCACGCCAGCGTCCGGTGGTCTGAAACTGCTGTCGTCTGCCGCCAACGATGCCAAGTTCCAACTGCAGGCCGCCACTGACCGGCTCGGCGTGCTTGGCTCGGTCCTGGGCAAACTCGGCCCCGCCGGTTTGATGGCCGGCGCCAGCATTGCCGCCTTGGGTGTGGGCATCACTGCCCTGGTCATGCCGGTGGCCCGTGTGGGCGATGAGTTCTTCAAGCTCTCGCAAAAGACCGGTGTCTCGGTTGAAGCGCTCACGGCGCTCGACTACGCCGCCAAGCTCTCGGACGTCAGCACCGAAGGACTGACCAAGGGGCTGCAGCGCCTGTCTGTCGCGTTGTTTGACAGTCGCTTCGAGGGCGCCGAAGGCAGCAAGGCCTTGCAGGCGCTGGGTGTGGCGGCCACCGACGCCCATGGGCAGATCCGGCCAACCGAGCAGGTCTTGCTGGATCTGGCCGAGAAATTCGCCGATATGCCCGATGGCGCGGACAAAGCGGCCTTGGCCATCAAGCTCTTTGGCCGTGAGGGGCTCAACCTGATCCCCTTCCTCAACCAGGGGCGAGAGGGCATCACCGCGCTGATGGAAGAAGCCCAGCGCCTGGGTCTGGTGATGTCCGAAGACGTGGCACGCGCCTCGGAAGTCTTCAACGACAACCTCACGCGCTTGTCGGCCATCTTCGAAGGCGTGCAGCGCCAGATCGGCGCGGCCGTCATTCCGGTGCTGGCCGACTTCACCGAGCAGGTGATCCTGGCGCAGACCGAGACGGGCAGCTTCAGCAACGAGCTGCAGCGCATCACATCCAACCGTGAGGCCACGCTAGCCTTTCTGGAATCCGTCGCCTCGGGCCTGGCCTTCATCGCCGAGTCGGCGGTGCTCTTGAAGCGCGTGATCGCCCAGCCCTTTGACAGCCTGTCGGTGGTGGGCAAGGACATCGAGACCTGGTTCAGGACCGAACTGCTGACCTTCTACAAGAACTATGGGTTCGATGCACAGGCCATCGATGCCGAAATCGCCAAACTGCAAACGGCACGTGACGACTATGTGCGTGCCGCCAATGACCGGCTATTCAACATCAACCAGAACCCGGGCTATACCGATCGCGTGGCCCGCTTCTTTGACGAGCAGCGCCGCACGGTGCGCGTCATGGGCCAGCGGTTCGTGCTCGACACCGAAGCGCAGGCCCGGGAAGTTCAGGCCATCTACGACCGCTTCCTGCCGACCGTGCCCCGTACGCCCCGGCCGCCCGCCAATCTGGATCTGAGCGCCTTTGCCAGGCCGTCGGCTGCTGCCAAGCCTGATGAGGGCGAAGCCTTCCTCAACCAGCTGCGCACCCGGCTCCTGCGCACCCAGGAGGGCGAAGCGGCCGAGCTGCGTGCGCGTGCCTTGCAGATCGAGGCCAAGGGCTACCAGGGGGTGGCGGCGCAAGCCGAGCAGTACATCCAGGTGCTCGAAGCCATTGAACAGCAGAAAGCCGCCAACCAGGCCTTCGACGCTTATGAAAAAGAAGAAGCGGCCGCCCGCAAGATCACCGAAGGGCTGATCGGCGGCAACCGTCAGCGCATCGAGGCCTTGCAGCTGCAGCGCGAGATGCTGGAACTGTCGGCGAGCGAACGTGCCGTCCTGCAAGCCCGCAACGAACTCGAAAAGTCTGCGACTGCCGCGCGCAAGGAAGCCAGCCACCTCCAGGACGCCGATCTGCGTGCCCAGACCATCGAGGCCATCAACGACGCCCTGGCGCGTCAGCTCCCCATTGTGGAGAGCCTGATTCGGGCCAACGCCGAGTACCAGCGCAGCACCGAGTTCGGGGCCAAGGCGGCCTTGCGCACCTATATCGAGGATGCCACCAACGCCGCCAAGCAGGCCGAACGCGCGGTGACGGGCGCCTTCAAATCCATGGAGGATGCGCTCACCCAGTTTGTGATGACCGGCAAGCTGGACTTCAACAGCCTGGCCAATTCCATCATCAGCGACCTGATCCGCATCCAGATCCAGCGCGCCATCACCTTGCCGCTGGCGAACTTTGCGATGAGCCTGTTTGCGCCGGCGGCCAGTGCCGCGCTGCCTTTGGGCTCCGGTGACCTGATGGGCGTGAACGCCAATATCGCGCACAGCGGGGGCCTGCTCGGTAGCGATGGCCTGCCATCGCGTCAGGTCAGTGCCACCCTGTTTGCCGGTGCGCGCCGCTTCCACACCGGCGGCCTGGTGTCGGGCGAAGTACCCATCATCGCCCGACAGGGGGAGGCGGTGTTCACGCCGGGGCAATTGCGTGCCTTGGGTGGCGCCGTCGCCACCAAACCTCAAGTCCATGTGGAAGTGAACGTGATTAACCGTGCCAGTGGGGTGGAGACCCGCGTCGAGCAGCAACAGCAGCCCGATGGCAGTACGCGGCTCGATGTCATTGTCGAGCAAATGGAAGCGCGCATGGCCCGGTCGATCTCGCAGGGTTCCGGCTTGGCGCCGACCCTGGAGCGCCGCTACGGACTCAATCCTGCAGCCGGAGCGATGCGATGAGGAGGTGTGCATGAACATCACCTGGCCCAACACGCTGCCGCTGCCCTCGGTCGAAGGCTATGGCCTCACGCCGCAAGAGGCTGTGCTGCGCACCGACATGGAATCGGGCCCGGCGCGCCAGCGTCGCCGCTTTCGGCAAACGCCCACGCGCATCACCGTGCGCTGGCTGTTCAGCGAGTTCGAGTTTGCGCTGTTCGAGGCTTGGTACAAGTACCACGCCGATGAGGGCGGGCAGTGGTTCGAGATCACCTTGCTCGGCGGCCTCGGGCTCTTGCCCCATGAAGCCCGTTTCACCCGCCAGTTCGAAGCCCAGCTGCGCTCGGCCCGGCGCTGGGACGTCAAGGGCGAGCTGGAAATCCGCGAGCGGCCCACGCTCGACGAGGGCGCGCTCAACCTGATGCTGGAGCTCTCCGCCGACGACCTCTTTGCCATGGGCAGCGAGCTGCACCAACTGGTGCACGGCACTCTGCCAGTTCGCTGGCCGGCCTAGCAATACCTGATTCATCCATTCATCGCATACACGGAACAACTTCTATGAGTCTGCAAACCGATCTGCATCAAGCGGTCGCGCAGGTCACGGCCGACAGTGCCTTGTTGCACACCATCGTGCACGGCACCGCCGCGCAGACCGTGACCACCGAGGGTGGTGCGGTCGCCACGGTGGCCAAGCTGCTGGCGGATGCCGATACCCGCATCAACCTCGCCGCCGACGGCCTACTGGCTCAGAGCCAGGCCGCCGCGCAAGACGCGCTCACCTCGGCCGAACTCGCCGCCAGCGAAGCCGACCGTGCCCAAGCCTCGGCCGACCAAGGCGTGGCGGACACCACTGCCGTGCTCCATCAGGTGCAGTCCAGCGGCAACCAGATCCTGGTGGACGCTGAAGCCGTGCTGCAGCAGGTCATCGCCCGGGTGCTCGCAGTGGGACTGCCGGACTCCTTGATTGGCGCACGCGGGATGCTGCTGAAGGTCAAGGTCGATGAATCCGGCTACGAGCTGGTCCACACCGCGGCTTTGCCTCGCTTCTATGGTTTCGCGCTTTCCAGCGACGGATCTGAACTGCTGGTGACGGAGGGACGAGATGCCAACTTCAATGCGCAAGACTTCCTGGCTTGGACTCTGGCCGAAGGGGTGACCTTTGCCCTCCATCAAAACGCCCTGGAGGTGCAACTGTGAACCTGGATATATCGGCGCTGGGCTACCGCTGGTGCGGCCTCTACTCGCCCTACCTGGGCTATCGGGATGGGGATGTGGTCTTCAAGGAAGGTGGCGCCTGGGTGATGCGCCACGGCCAGCCGCA